CCGTATAAGGCTGATAGAGAGGAGAAAAAGGAGGGGGGAATAGAAGATATAGGACCTTATTCTGGAGAATTTTCTACAGGAGCTGTAGCCATTCTCCAGCCTCCTATATTTGGATCCATCATATCTGGATTTACTGGCAAACCCTGTGGATATACTCTATGAACTACATTAGGGTTATCTGGTATATAGTGATTATTACAGACGAAGATTATTCTGTACCCGTCCGAATTTATTCCAGTTGACTGAGACTTACAATATTCACATACTGAAGCCTGCCTAATATTTCTTTCTTTCAGATGCTGTAAGTAGGCAGCAATTTGGGGATCTTTGGGTAATGGATAACTCATTGCTGTAGCCATGCAAAGTAATTAAGGATAATGAATATAGCTAGGAGGATTAATAGGGCGTATTTCATTCTTTCCCGCCGAAATTTATGACCTTGAAGGCATCGCCTGTCTCTTCATCGATATAGTCCCAGTGATAGTAATCTGGATCCACCGTTCCAGTTTTCTCCCAGTATGGAACTCCATTTTCATCATAGTCATTCCAGTCTTGACCAGACATGTCCCAGTCTACCTTGTAAAATGTTCCGTATCTCTGATAAATAGGCCATAGATAGATATATATTCTTTCATTTATAAAATGTCTGATTCCGCCTTCTATCTCATCCTCATGTAGCCATGCAGATCTCATAACTGCTGCTGATGCCCTTGATCCCGCCCAATTTGCAAACCATCGCAAGGGTGGCTTAGAGTTATGCTCTACAACCGAATTATCTAAAAAGTTTCTCATTAATATCCGCCTCCACATTCATTTCTTGTATGATATAACCGATTGGTTATAAAATCTGCCCTAGTGGGCGCAAAAAGCTCTTTACGACAGGAAGCGCAAAATCCCTGCCACTCTCGTCCGAAAAAGTCATAGTACATCCACTTAGACATTTGTATCCTTTAATTTATTTACTAGTTGACTAAAAGGCCTAGCCAATTCTTTTGGAGCTAAATAGAAGTTATCCTCATGCTTGCGATATCTGTCGTATTTTCGCTCTACCCGCCATGACTTGGAAAATGCGGTGGGGAATACAAACATTCCACCTGTATTCTGGCTAACCATAACGTAGGCGATTGGCTTTGGATCTTTGGCTTCATATCCTGAAACTGTATCGATAATCAAATCGTCATATGGAAATGATTCTGGGTTATCGCTAAAATTAAGATTACGACTCTTGACCTCAATTACCTGATCTCCTACGATAATATCCTTATCATTGAGGGTATATTCTTTTATTTCTTCCTTTGATTGGGCAAATGAGAACTCTGGTACTTCCGCCGAAATTCCTTCTGATTCTAGTCGCATGGCGACGATTTTGTTGAAGGCATGGCCCGATTCCATCGCTGATTTATAATCGAACATGTTCTCTCTTTCGCCGCACTTGCCGCTTCACTTTTGAGCGTATTGAGTAGTATATAATATATATTTGGATAGGTCAATAGTTAAATAGACCACCAGCCACGTATGGTGCCGCCTTCGACTGGGCACTTGTAAGCTTTAGGTGCATCTGATTCGTAGTATTCCTTGAATAAACGGCTGTGGAGAGCCCTATCAGGCTCGTGAGTATCTTTCCCACAGTCAGGGCAGATATCTGCGTAAACGTATTCGTAGACGTGTCTACAGGCCGCCACGAGATACCTGGCAGTCCAGACATAGGCAATGATCTGGATTTTCTACTTCTTCTATTCCTAGATTTATTTCTCCAACAAATCTGTATTCTTTATCAAATCCGTAGGCATATTCTGGGGTAGCCATGTCAAGCATTCTTGATTTGCCGCAAGGGCACGGCGGTACTTTATGAATATATCTATCTTCAAGTTCTGTTTCAATTGACATAACTGTATCGCATGTCTTACATCTAAATAGATACTTTCTCATTTCTTCTTTTCCCCTGCGTTTATTATTTCTTTGACTAGGATCTTCATTCCTAGACCATTAAGTTTAGATAAATCTATGTTTTCGATCTCATCCAAGATTCTTTTACGTTCTTGTTTTACCGCCTTTGCACACCCATTACAAGGACATGCCCAACTTTTCTTTGCCTCAACTTTATCTTCTCTTTTGTGAGCTGTTTCTGCCGCCTGCAAATCCATTATAAACCTATTGCCTCTGTCTTATCAATAGAATCATCGATAGTCTTATCGTGTTCTTTACTGCAATTACCGCATTCCCTGCACATAATAAGTTCCCCCACCACAGTCGCAGACCATTAGCGGGGGAATCCTTTATACCTTTTTTGGTTTTGTTTTTCTTGGACCTACAGTAGTTTCTCTACGAATTCCATGACGGTTACGATCTATTTTCATAGTTCTCTTATCTTGGATTCCAGATCTAAATCTACCTTGACTTGGATTCTTTCTCGTTGCTTCTTGCGAAGTTACAGCTCCTGATGGTTGGCTGTTTGGAGGAGTATCCATTCCTGTTCCATTATTATTCATTAATGAATCTTTCTCTTTGTTCTGGAGTTGCAGTCATGTTTAAAGTAAGACCTGCTTCTCCATCTCTCGTAACATCTAGCATGCCTCCAGGAATCTTTGTCATTCCTGTTTGGCTACCGACGTTTTCGCATCCACATTCAACGCACATATTACTTAGGACCTTGTGCTGTTGCTTGGTTTGATACATCTTTCGCTGGGAAAGCTGCTGCTGGCTGTTGTCCTGTTGGGTTGAGATCAAGATTGTTTGATCCTGACTGCTCACCTGTCTGGTTGAAACCAGTTAGATTAATTCCGTCCATTTTATTTCTCCTATAGGTTGTATTTAAGCGGGTCTAGAAAGCCGCTCATTCATCTATTATAGCATTTTCGTCGTCTTCGAAATCAAATATGTCATCTGGCAGGGAGTAGAGCTTTTCTACTACCCCCCAGACCATATCAGCTAATTTCTGTATCATGCTATCCTAGTTTTTGTACATTTCGTGCCAGCAGTCATTGCAAATAACTATATATTTAGTTTCGGTGCTAGTAATTCGGGTAGCCTCATTTTCGCAACCCTTCATTTCGCACTTCTCTTTATATTCCATTGCTACGACTTTTTGGCCTTTACACGATTATATCCAGTCTTCTTTTTATTCATAGACCCTGGAACTTTACCGCCTGGACCCTTATGATTCCTGCGTCGGATCTCTAACGATGCCGCTATTTTATCGTGATGTTTTCCCATTTACTTCTTCTTTGGTGTTGACTTCTTGACAGTCTTCTTTGCAGGAGACTTCTTTGCAGGAGCCTTCTTCTTTGCTGCTGGCTTCTTTGCTGCTGCTTTCTTCACGACTTCCACCTTTCTTTCAGATTCTTCCTGAAACAATACATTATATTTAAACTCTTCCTCTTTCGGAAGTAGCCAATTTTTTAACTTATTCCACATTATTTTTTATTTATCTTTCTGATTATATAATCAATTACTTGATGCGGCTTCCATTCGTCTGGAAGTTCAAGATTACTTATTTCCTTTATGACGTCCCGTCGGACTTTTTCCTGTAAGTATTCTTCCACTGTATTATTCTAGCATTTATAAAATAAAGGGGCAAGACCCTAAAGTCCTGCCCCAATATTTAATTAGATTACTTTACAAGAGCAACCTTAGCAGTTGGGTTCTTTGCATTCCACTTCTTAGCGAGAGAATTGAACGCCTTCTTCATGGCTGCGATAGCAGCAGCATTGTCTGCCTTAACCTTTGCAAGTTCTGCAGCGGCAGCAGATTGTGCATCTGCAAGAGCCTTATCAGCAGCAACCTTAGCGGTTACGGCATCGGCCTTGAGTTTAACAATTTCTGCAGCGGCAGTTGCAGCAGCGGCATCAGCGGCAAGCTTAGCAGCAGCGGCATCAGCAGCAGCCTTGGCTACAGCATCAGCGAGAGCTTTATCTGCGGCGGCCTTAGCAGCAGCAGCGGCTGTCTTTTCAGCAGCGAGATCTGCTTGAGCTTTTGCAAGTTCTGCAGCAAGATCACGTACTGCAATTTCTGCATATGGAGCAAGAGTACGTGCTGTCAAACCAGTCACGTTAGCAGATTCTCCATCTGTTGCGGTTGTCAACGAAAACTCTACAAGAGAGCGTGTTGAATCTGTTGGTAGAGTTACCTTGAATTCTGCGACTCCAAATGTTGCTAGGGTAGCACCAGTTGTAGCAGTAGTTGTTTCAAGAGTTCCACCTGAACCAAAAACACGACCAGTAACAGACTTTCCAGAGACCTTGTTTCCAAAGATATCTGTAGCAGTTACGGTAATTGTCTGCTTAGTTCCAGCAGCACCGCTTGCAGGGGCAGCAACAGTAAGGGTATTAATCTTTCCTACTTGTCCCTGTACATAATATGTAAGTGTGGTTCCTTGGTTATTTACAACCACGGTACCAATTGCTGTCGTTTTAGTATATACATAAAACGTTGCAGTTGTTCCTGTACCAGTTGCAATTGTCAAAGATGCAGATCCTGATGATGCATTTACTGGGGCAGTAGATGTGTGAAGCGCTGATACGATTGTGCAGTTTGTGCATGTAGCAGTTACAGCAGTTCCTGTATCAACAGTTGCGACAAACTTTAGAGCGTCTGCAGCATTTACTTCGTTGTCTGAAGGTACTGGCAATAGAGCAGGTGTGGCGCTTGCGGATGCAGTTGTGTTTGCAGTTCCGTTAACGTCCAAAGCAACTGTCATTGGGGCAGCACTTGCAGGTGATGCGACAAGGGTACCCATAGTCATGGCTGCAACCAAGGCTAGAGCGATTTTCTTGAATGACTTCATTCTTTTTATTTCTCCTTATACATTCTGTCTCTTTCTGAGGCAGAAACTTAATTTGTGTACGAATTCCGCCATTGTGACGGAGAGTGATTATTCTCTATTTCTTTTTTCATTTCAATGTCTTCGTACATACGGACAACATGCATACAGGGATCTTGACCTTCGTCAAACTCTGTAAACTCTTGCCCAGACATTGGTAGTCCGTCATGGGTATAACATACAGGAGGTCCGCACCAACCTTTTTCAACCCCATATGTCATCCATTCACTAAATGTTAAATCCATCCTTCAAACTCTTTCACGAGTTTGTGTTTAGGCTGTGCGCCAACCACTCTTTTGACAGGTAATCCATTTTCAAATACCAATAGTGTTGGTATAGTGGAAATATCATACTTATATGCCAAATCTTGTTCTTCATCTACATGAACTTTAGCAATTTGTATATTATACTCTGTTGCTATTTCATCTAGTATAGGTGCAACCTTCAAGCAAGGCCCACACCAATCCGCCCAGAAATCTACAATAAGAATTTTATTCTCATCTAAAGCTTTACTAAAGGTTTCATTAGTTAGATTCATTTATATCCTCCACATGAGTTGGCCAATAGTAACTGCACGATTCGCAACAAGTATACCCTAGTTCACGGTAGTCCGCAAACTCTGAATAGAAATAGTACTTGTCTGGGTCTTTTTCGTATAATCTACCCTTGTGAGAGTAATGTACACGTTCATCTCCTAGCCACCAAGGCTCATCTGACTCTAACATCAAGAAGTTATCTTGATATATTTGGTCAAAAGTATCTCGTGTGCTGTTTTTATAGCCACGCATAATTATCTCTTTGACAATAGCCTCGTTATATAGGAATAACCAGTCTTCATGGCCCTCCCACATTTTTACTGCTGGGTGATTTACCCATGCGCCAGACTCATTATAGTATCCAGCCAATGATTTTAGAACTTGTAGATTTTCTACGCTTTGCTTGATAAGACGCTTACGATCTAGATGCTTTGCTGTCTTGGCAAAATCCGCCTCTGGTAAAAATGTTTGCATGTTCCTATCTTACTAAATAATATAAGGCTAGTCAATACTAGTCTTGATTTTTTAATTCTTCCGCTGCCTGATTAAATTTATCCATAAACATTTGGATAATAAATAAAGTAGTTTCTTGTGCATTCTTTTTCAATGCTTCTTCCGCCAGTTCATTTTTTTCTTCTACTGGCATTGCGTTATACCATTTCTGATATAACGCAATAGCAACATCTCCAATAATGCCCTCAAGTACGGTGACATTATTAGCCATTTAAAATATCCTTGCTTACAATATATCCTGAAATAGTTTTACTTTTTACAGGATATGACTTAGATTTAATTAAATCAAGTAACTGTTGTTTTGTATAAGAAGGATATTTTGATTTTAATCCAACATATACTGATGCTGCAATTTGAGCAGATACTGATGTTCCGTCTTCATTAAATAGATATCCGTCTGAATTAACTAAACGCATTCTACCTAGCGCAAACATGTCTGTAACATTTAAATCATAGTTAGAATAAATAGCTATGCCATCTGTTGCAGAAGTTGCTGAAACTGTGATAGCCTGAGTAATGCATCCTGGCCAGGATACACGCTTTTGATCACGCATATTTCCAGCAGCAATAAATACAGGAACTCCAGCAGAATCAAGAGATGTAATTGCATTTACAGTATTTGGTGTGCTTGGGCAATAATTAACTACTGGAAGTAGGTTGTGATGGCCCTGAGAAATAGCAACTGCTTGAATATTAAATTTATTTCTATTTGTATTTACCCAATTAAGTGCCTTAACAAAGGTTTCTTCATTAGATATTTGTCTTACTCCAGTAGATGTAGCCCCAATAATTCTTACAAAAACCACTTTAATATTAGGATTTGTAAGAACAGATGCTGAGGTCATTTTGGTGCCGTGATCAAAACCATTACGTGACATTTGGTTAAGAGGCATAGATGCTGCTCCTGGACCCTCCATAAAATTAGATCCATTAGCACAAGAATTCCATTCTAAGATACATACTTCATGAACAATTCTATCCTTGAATACTGGTAAATTTGCATTCAAAGCCGTATCAAGAATTGCCACCGTTGCAGGTTGTGAATTTGCTACAACCGTATTTGTTGTTGTGATAGTAAGTACTGCTGCCAATACGGCAGTTATTAGTTTTTTATTCATGTTGCCTATTCTACTAAATGACAACTAGATCGTCAATACTAGTTGTTAGGAATATCTGGGCGTTGTCTTTTTGATGAATACCATTTGCCTGCATCCATCTCTGGGGCTTTTAATCCACCCACCTCAATTAGAGCAGATAGCATAGCTTTAACATATTCTATTTCATAATTAAGTCTAACTATTTCTAATTCTGCAAGTCTAAGTCTTTCTGATTTTCTCAATTGTCTAGTCCTTCTATATGATCTACTGGCGTGGGTGCAGTAGCTAAACTGCCACAATTTGCACATTCCATATCAAGGAAATATGTGGCGATTTCATTTTCATGAAAAATTACTTTTACATTAAATATATTACAGCCGCATGGGCAAACATGTGTCGGAGCACCACGAAGATCCATGGCATTGTCATAGTTTTCTGGTTTAAGATTTACTATATCATCCATCTCTTCGTCCTGGTCTTCTTCTCTATCAAATATAATAACTGTATGTTTGTCTAGGAAGTCTCTAATTAAACCTACTGATATCATACCGAACAGTAGGGCGGCTAAACGATTCAGCCACTTCATACTCTAATTATACTCCTATACCTCTATGATTGTAAAGGGGCCCCTTACGCTCATTATAAACTTAGATGCTGCTTCAAGAGCCATTCTGACACGCTTGCGGGGGGTTTTTACTGTCGATGTTGAGAACAAAGAACCTAGTGCAACCTGTTGTCCGCTTCCCTCTGCAATGTATTCAACATCAATTTCTGCTATATGATAATCTACATCCATACTAAAAATACGTCCAGTATTTTGTACTGCAATTATAAATATTCCGCCTTCATCACCATCTTCTGTGCTTTGTCCAAATCTACCATAACCGTGTTCTTGAAACGCTTCTTTAATTGACTCAACAAACTTAGTACGCATAAACTTGTCTAAGTTTTTAAATCCTGCTGTAGGTTTATATATTGGCGGAGTCCAATTGTATTGTAGGATCTGACCCATTCTGAAACTATCAACAAAACCTATACCGAACTGTCCGACCTTAAATACCTTCGGATCAGTTGTTTGTAAGATTAAGCCAGATTTTTCATCTGATGCGGCGGAATCGCCTCCAAGGAATACCTTGTTTCCAGCAGATAGGGCTACGATACAGGTCATATACCCTATTGTACTATTTCTAAAATTCGGAGTCCAGATCCCTTAATTCGACTATATTTAATTGGACTAAAGCATTTTCAAGCTCAGATTTAACCCCAATTAATTCCTGGATGGCATTATAATATTTATCCTTCCACTCTGTCAGTTCCCGCTCAAGCTGATATAAGGATATTTTAAGGTCTTTAATTTCCAATTTAAGATGGTCTTGCTCTCGTTCCGCCTGTCTAACCTTTTCTTTTTTATTTTCTCTGTATCCTGCTACAATGGCAGTACCCATACCACTAAGTATGGCTGCAGCAATAGCTAAAACGACTGAGGTATAATCCATTATGAACTAATTATACCTTAAAATAGGTCTAAACTAATAGTTCAGATGCGGATATTTCGTTGCCTATATAACGCTTTTTTAATACAAATTCTCTAACATGGTCAGCGCCATTCGATCTTCCCGCCAAAATAATTAGCCAGCGTGGCTCAAGCTTTGAATTAATGCATGACTCACACATCAATAAATTAATTGGCAGCAAAGTAGATTTCTTTGCATTCAGTTTATGCTTGCTTTTATTACAGCTGTAGCATAGGATTTTATCCATTATCTTCCTCTACGTGATGGAATACGATTTCGTCTACTATAGCGAACTCGTCATTTTCTAACAAAACTTCTTGTTCAATTCCGTCTTTTTTATATTTAACCAAAGAAGCAAATGCTCCTAGTTGATCAACTGTTCCATATACTTTTTCTTCATGTATATACACTATATTTATTATCTCATAATATTCTTGCACTTGGAACACCCTCTAGCTCACATCTTACACCAAACGATTCAATTACTTTTTTAACTTTATCAACATAAGAAATCACTTCTTCTTTTTTGCTTCCATCGAATTGTAAAAAATTATCTTCGTATAATCTGATTGCTAGAAATTCTGGGTACATTGCAATATCCATCATAAGCAGCATAGGCTGCTTTATCTCTCTAATCTTTTTCTTTATTTCATCATTATAAAATACAGGCTTGTTGGGCTCACCAGTCCATTGATTAATACCATGTTTAAAATGGTTGTTATCATAAAAATGATTAGATGACACCTTTACTCCTCAATTTTTTCCAGACTTCTGGAGTTTTGTGGAGATTCTTAGACTTATCTATTTCTCCTGATGACATATAAACGCCACCCCAAACTCCATATTCCGAATTATCTACACCAGACTGATAGCACATTTTCATAACTGGACATGACATACATGCATCATCTATGTTTTTTGCTATATTGACATCCATTTCGTATTTATCATAGAATAGATTTGTATCCATTCCACGACATACGGCTAGATGCCACCAGTCAAAATCTTCTGTGTCTACACCTAAATCATTTAAAATATTTGACATATTTTGTAGGGAGCTTCCATATACCGTTATTGTTGACGACTATTCTTTCTGCCGTCCCCCATGTATTCTTCCGAAACATGCCGTTCTTGCTTGTATATCCATTAATGTTTTTATTCCATATTAAAAGATCATAATTTTCCCAGAAACTATTTATTTTTTCTGATTGCGATTTCTTTATAAAGATTTCAACACCTTGTAAGTTTAGGTTTAACATTTTTCCTTTTATAGACTAAACCGCAGCATCCCAATATATATATTATACAGGAATTACTGCGGCTGTGTCAATACTTTACTTAATAAAAGTGCCATTCCAAATGGACTTTTTTACAGTATATTTGCCTCCACGGCGCTTATACTCTTGGACTACCCAACCATTTGCATATGCTGATGGGTATACATCGAATTTTCTTTTTGCTTCGGCGACAACTCTTGCATAAAGTTCTTTATCTGCTGGCTCGCCTTTGCGATCATCTATAACTTCTTTATATTTATCTTTTGCCTTATCTAGTTCTTCTTCTTTTGCACCATATGCTTTATCTACTGGTACGCAATTTGGAACCATACGGCCATTCTTTTCTTTCATGCCCTCCTGCTTATATCCAGTCCAGCAGGCTTTTGTCATGTTGTCCCACTTATCTTCTTCTTCATTATCTGATTCGTAATCTTCATGTTCAGACTTTGTTACTGGCCAATTTACTTCATTCTTCATAGGATCTCCGACAGGAGCAGGATTTTCTGGGGTTTCCATTTCTTCCCCTTCCATTTCCTCGCCTTCTTCTTCCTCTTCAGGAATTTCAATCATTCCCTCAATTGCTTCCATGAGATGCTCAATTACCATTCCAAGTTGTTCTTTTGTAATTTCTGGACGAAGGGCTTTCTTTATATCTTCATCATCATCAATTTCAATTACCGTATCTACTGGGTTAACTACGTCATCAAGCATATCTTTAATTTCATCAATTAATTCATCTTGAGTATAGGATTTCTTCATATTCTTTTCCCGCTCTACAATTTTGCGAGACCAAGAGAAACCAGCATCTCCACCCCATGCGTCCCACATAATTCGACCATTCGAAGGGTTAGAAGTATTGAAAAAGTCTTTACCTTTTTTGTCTACTTCGTGTCTGGAAAAGAAGGAATACATTCGTTTAACGGTGGACAAACTTAATGTCTCACCACGTGCAAGTTGCCCTGCACGAGTCCAGCCTACTGCGGTTCCAGCACCTGTTGCTTTTCCTTGTTCTTTCCAACGAATAGCTCTCTTAGCTGCCGCCTTCATACCAGCGGTGGGCTTGTATCCTTCTTTAGCCATCACTTCTCCTTTACGCTGACAACTTTGACATTTCTGACTTCGTCATCAACTCCGAATATATCGTTTAAATAGTCTACAGCATCATTCTCGTCAAATGCCTGTACTTCTGCTTCAATCTCTAATTTTACCTTATATGTCTTCATTATGCTTTAAACTTAGGGCGTCCAAATCCTACTATAGAGATAGGAACACCTTTCTTATTTTTCTTAAATGCACGAAGCTGCCTGCAGGCTTCTCCGCCATTTCTTTGACTTCCTTTTTTGCTGCTTGAAGTATTCCCTTCAATGCACCACACTGTTCCGTCCTCATTGTCTTCGACAACAATTCCAACATGCGAGATTCTGTCTACACCGTCCCCAGGAAAATCAAAATAAGCAATGTCTCCTGGCTCTGGATCTGCTACATCTACGTCAATCCATTTACCAGACTTTTTGAATGCGGCTGCCCCGCCTGGAGTATAAACTGTGTTTGGCACCTTTACTCCTGCTTGATCTGCACACCACATTACAAATGATCCGCACCATGGCTGGAAGTTAGCCTTTGTAAACGCACCATATTTTGTCTCATTGTCTTTTGGACCTTCAATGTATCCAACTTGAGATTTAGCAACTTGAATTAAACGAGCAGCACTTCCTTTAGGAGCCTTTGCCGTTTCTTCTGGTACTGGAAAGTTATCTGACATTTTAATCTTTATCCCATTCTGTATCTACTGGCTGCTCTGCTGGCATTTGATCATTTGGCTTTGCATCAAGACGAGCCCTGACAGCATCTGCTTCTACCTCAGCCTTTAGTTCATTAATTTCTAATTCTGATTCAAGCTTCTTATCTGCTTGAGTATTCTTTGCATCTATTTCTTTGTTTGCCATTTGCGCCGCCATAACATCTTTAGCACCAGATTGACCGATCAATAGACCTGCAAGAGTACCTGTGATAAATGTTGCAACGCTACCAAGCACATTAAAGAACATTTTATCATTTTCTGACTGTGCTCCAATTGGCTGGGTTACAAATATAAGAGCGTACAAAATACCTAGTGATGTACACAATAAAATTGTTCCAAGCGTGATGCCAAGAATAAATTTTAATCTTGCGTCAAGATCCGCTGGGGTTAATCTTTCTCTAGCCATTTTTTACCTTTGATTTCTGGTACTCATCCCATACTTCCTGTCCAACTAAATCTCTTGAACAAGTTCCAGTAGTCTCACAAATTGGAGGATTACATTCTGCCTTTTCCCAATTTGCTGGGTCTTGGCATTCATAACGGAATGAACCATCAAAATTACACGATGTAACTGTGAGGGCTAGCATTATACTAGCTAATGAGGCACCTAATTTTCTCATGCCTCTATTATAGCATTTCTATTCTTCTTTTCGAAGAGGGATGGTAGCAAGCCAAATAACAGTAGCAATTACTGTTGCTACGCCCACTACCTGCTGGGCGCTACCCGTTAGGGTCAACCATGCTATAAAAAACCCTAGGAGGGTAAATATTTGGGCAATGCTTTCTTTAATTACCTCCCAAATATAATTTAGGATTCCCTTAATTATTTTCATTATATCCTCCTTGTCATGGCTGCTGCCACAATATTGCTTGCAATAATTACTGGCACAATTACTTCCTGTGCCTTTTCTCTTTGGTCATCTGTCATATCTTTGCCCCACTCTGACGGGCTAAATACTTTTTCAAAATCTATATTTGTAAATGCTCCTATAGGATCTGATAATAATTGTTCCGCCGCCAATTCTGTAGTCGCATCTGCTAATGTGTATGGCATAGGAGCATCAGCATTTTCTTCCGCCCTATTAGAAAATTCTACCACTGCCGCCGCTAAAATAGGATTTTCTTTCATCGCTTCAGCAATCACTGCAATTTCCGCAGACTTAATTCCTAGTTCTTCTGCAACTTCCTGCTTTGCTTCTGCTGATAATTCCACTAAAACATTTGCCACAGCTGCAGCTTGCTCTGGAGTTAATTTAACAATTACATTATCTTTACTAGTTAAATTAGCTAGCGCACTCAAATCATCTGTGATACTATTACCTGATGGTTCTTTTGAAGGTTCAGCAGGAGTTGGTTCTGGTTCAGGAGTTGGCTCTGGATCTATATCCGATGGCAGAGGTGAAGTCTCTGGTGAAGGCTCTGGAGTGGGCTCAGGATCAACAGTTGGTTCTGGATTCGGTTCATCTGTGGTTTCAGGCGTTGGCTCAGGAGTGGGATCGACTGGTTCAGTTTGCTCAGGTGATGGTTCAGGAGAGGGGGTAGGCTGTGGAGATGGTTCTGGTTCTAGGGTCTCTTCTGGCGTTGGCTCTGGTGTGGGTTCTGGGCTATTGGATTGCTCAGGGGTAGGTTCTGGTTTAGGTTGATTCGCTGCAGCATTTGCAGCAGCTTGTGCAATTGCAATTGCAATTTCTCTAGCTAATTGTTCTTCATAATAATTCCAAGCATCATCAATAGCATTATTTAAATCTATAATTGATTGATTATAAGCATCTATAGTATTATTTTTTGTGGTTAAAGCATTAGATGTATTTGTAATTGCAGTATTATGTGCAGCTGTTTTAGTTGTTAAAGTTTGATTATAAGTTGTTAAAGTTGAATTAGCAGAATTATATTGAGATAACGCTGTTTGATATTGAGAATATTTGGTATCACGATCTGCTTGCAAAGAGGCTCTATCGTCTATTTGTTGTTGTGTTAATGGAGATCCATAGGCAATCCACTCTGCTGGAATTCCGCTCCACCATTGATTTGTTCCAACTCCGACATGCATATTTCCTGGACCACCGCCGTTATACCACCAAGCTTGTAACTGTAATGTTTTATCAGAAGATGTATCAAACCATTGAGTATATGGGCTCCAAGCAGTTCCCTGCTCTTGCCATTGTTCTGTAGCTAAAACTCCATCAACATAAAGTCTAAATCCATCATCAGTAGCTCCAGCAAATTTTACTGCATCTATTTCGGCTGGTACTGTGACAGTTGCTTCAAATATACCAATTATATTTTGAGATAGACCACAAATAGCCCCAGACCCAGCCCATATATCAAATGTAGGAATAGTTCCATGACACATTAGTCCAGCTCCTTGAGCTAAATATGCGTAATTACCCATACGAGACAATGGGTATATTCTAAAATAAACACCTGTACTTCCGCCATTTCCATATGTTGCGATATGTGCATTAAGTGCTATTTGTGCAGAATTATAAGTGTTATACTTATTATTTTTATCAGTTAGCTTTGTAGACACTATAGCAGTCTGGGTATCAACTGCGGTTTGAGCTATTTGTTTTTCAGATAAAGCTGTTGCTTCTTCTGCTACCGCCGCATCATAAGAATCTGAAGCATCGTCTCTTGCGTCTTTTGCAGCTACTGCAGCATCATATTTGTCTTCTGCTTCAGAAATTAAAAATTGAAATTCTTCTTTGTAATTTAAATCAGCGACACTTGCGTTTAATTCTTGTATTTCTTGAGCGGCTAAACCTAATGGATCATCACTATATGCAGGCGTTAAAAACAGCCAACCAAAGCCTAAAATGGCGGCTAATGATAATCTCCATAATTTAGTCCTAGTCAACTATAACTCCTTGTTACAACTTTTGCAACAAGTTAATTATAACATTGAACTATTTAGCGTTATCTGTTTTGTAAAAGCCTGTGCCCTTAAACTGAATGCCGAATGTGTTGAATTGTTTAACCATTGCCGCACCGCATTTTTCACAAAGCTCTACCGTATTAGCTTGTGTTATTGGCTTAGGTATTTCTTTTGTGTATGAACAAATCACACACTTGTAATCATAAGCTGGCACTTTATCTCCTAAATTTAAATGAGCAGTTTTGCCACATGCTCAGGTGGATCCTAGGCTGCGATGCCCAGGATACTATTATACCTTACTTGACTTTGATTGTCTTAGGCTTTTTATCTTCAGGAACGATACGATCTACATCAATATGTAACATACCGTTCTTAAATTCGGCTCCTACCACTTCCATATATTCACCAAGCGCAAATGTGCGTGTGAATTTACGGGCAGCAATTCCTTTGTGAAGAACTTCTCCAGTCTCTTCTGCAGTAACCTCACCCTTAACAATAAGAGTTTGGTTATCTACTGAGACCTCAATATCCTTTTTATCAAATCCCGCCACAGCCAAAGATACACGATAAGAGTCATCGTCTACCTTGACAATATTGTATGGTGGGAAAGACTGGGCTGTAGCCTCACGATGAATATTGTTTAGTCTTTCTACTTCACGATTGAAGCCAATAAAAAATGGATCTCTAAAAAGATCCATAGCAAATGTTGTTACCATTTTATTCCTCCTTTAAGCGAATAAATTAATATGTGGGCCCCTTACGGCGACCCACATATATTATAGCAAAACGTTTTTTAGATTACAAGATTCGCTTTTTCTTTTCCTTCATCTTTTCTTCATTTGCGGTAGCCGCATATAAAGCTCTCATTTGAGCCAATGCTGCAGTTCTTCCTGGGTGGCAGCCTTTTAATTCGCCTTTATCATTTACTACTGCATAGCCTTTGCATCCTGCGACATTTTGTTTTACATTGTATGGCATATTATCTCCTAGTCGTTTGGCGTGTCTGGGAAATCCATTTGAATTAAACCCATTTCTTTCGCCATTTCTTGTCCTTCTGGACTTAAATGTAAAGTGGCTTCTAGATTTTCGTCATATTCCACTTCCATTAAACCTTTTTCATAAAGCTTAATTAAAGATTCGTCAACATGCTGTATATGTGCCTGCCATAATTCTGGTGCAACATCTTTTGCTTTTTCATGGATAGCAAAAATCATTTCGCCATTTTCATCCATGCCCTCTAGAGTTATTGCGCCTATTTCTAAATAGTATTGCAGTTCCATGTCCTCATCCATATCTCTATTATACTCTCTTTTGTGTGGCGTGTAGGACTTGAACCTACGACGACCAAATTATGAGTTTGGGGCTCTGACCAACTGAGCTAACGCCACAGGGTCTTATTGTATTGTCCCGTCCTCATTTTTGTCAATAGTTGTTTCTACCAACTGCTGGACATAGTCAGAGAAGTGTTTTCTGACGCTTCCTGGCGGTCTTGATCCAAGAGACTTCCACAGCCTCTTGTATTCAATTACATTTGCAAATGTTGTAGGACACAGCATGTATCCAGCGTACTCTTTTAAAGTAGTTGGAAGCGGCACATGCTTTCCACAGCACTTACATTCTCTTGCTTTTTCTTGGTATATGCTCATAGTATTTCCATTCCGTCTAGTACATCCGCCAACTTTGAAGGCATTTTGGGAGGCCTAATTACATTTAATCTAATATCTTCTTCCTGTCTATCATTTCTACGGGCTATTGAGTCATATGTATGAACATCAATTTCTCTGTTTGTTTCAAACTTAGTTTTACTTATAGCATTATATATTGATCCACAGACTGCGTCAGCTAAGTCTTTTGATCCTTTTCTTGGGTGATCAACCTTATCACGCATAATTTTCAGCTGCAACAACTCGTCTATGAGAAGTGGTATATGTGGGCCAGAAAGCCTGTCCTCTGCGACCACCATTGCCATATCATCATAATGTTTTTTAGCAACAGATAGGGTTTCTGTATTAATTCCATATTGTTTTAATTGTTGCATCATGTCATGTGAATTCCATCGGTCAAATGTACATAATTTTATTTTAAATCCTTTTGTTCTTAAAGAAAGAATATAGTCTTTGACCTCAGTAAAATCTACTGACTTATCTGCAGTAGGAGTCCAATACCTAACTGCATCTACTTCTACGATTGGCGCAGGCTGGGAGTATGTGTCGGTTACTTTGACATTTACCCACTTTTGAACGTGAGCCATAGATACGGCACAATGGTCATGCTTTTGTGCCAAGTCTACATGTATAAAGTATTCCTTATCTGGGTCTGGTGCGAACCAATTTTCAAATCTGCCAAATTGATCTACGGCTAATGCCATATTGTTAAAAGCTTTTTCTATTTTTTCTCTTGATTTAAAGAATGCATCAATTGCTTCTGGTGGCATGCAAGCAAAACGACCAAGAGCGTCTGGCATATTCTTGTAGAATTCTACTTTAAAATTTTCTATAGTCTTTGTAGGATTTATTTCCCACGTAGGTCTTTTCAAAGCATAAACTTTAGGAATTGTATAAGACACAATGTGATCTTCTTCCCATTCAACAGTTATTTCATTTCCATCTGTTCCGTCTGGTAAGCTTTCATCCATCTTCAAAGTCTTAGTTCTGACTACAGTTTCTTTTTCAGCAATTACAGAATCATAAAATTTTTGAATTGGGTCATTCTTAAATCGTGGAAACGAAAGTAAAATTACTTTACCGTAGTCTGGGAAACGTGATACGACAGATCCACGATACATATCATAGATAGCGTCTGCTGTTTTTGCTTGATCATGTCCAGTCGTATTCTCTGTAGCGAAGCCTGAAATTTCATCTAGGATAACTGCTATTACGTTATATCCCTCCCAAGCTTCACGTTCCGAGTGGCCAGAATGAACTGTTATAGCTTTATTAAATTTCATTTCAGATGCCTTAGCCTCATACTTACCAATAAACCAAGGAGATCTATCTACTCTAGTTTTAAACCCTTTAAAGAAAACGTTATTGGCCTGTTGAGCGTTAATAGCAATATTAAGAATATCTATAGAGTCTCCAGGAGGTTTTCCGTAATATGTTGCTGGATCTTTAAGGCAGAGCAATAGATATACCATATAAGATACTGCTATAGTTGAACAGTAGTCTTTTCCGCTACCCTTACCTAATTGTGCAATTACTTCATTGCAGGTTTGCTTAAACCTACGACGACCTTCGTCTTCTCCAAAAAGTTTAATAAGAGTAGACTCTTTATATATCTGAGAACTTTTTTCAATTAATGTGTATTGATATTCAGAAAGCGGTGGAAGTCCAAGATAGTCTGGGCTAGTAACAAATGTCTTTAAATCAACTGGTCTCTCATCAAATTCCTCACCGTCAAGGATATCAATTAGATCATTGAAATTAAGATCCACTAGCTTCCTCAGCCTCAATTATAACTGGCTCAACAACTCCTGTTATTTGAGATAAACGCTTGGCAACTTCCATCTTGCATTTAGGACATGTTGCTGTAACTTCTTTTAAAATCTTAACTAGAACATCCTGCTTGCGTTCTGTTTCTGCTACCTGCGAAGCCAACTCTTGATTATCAAGTAAGCCAACCTCTTGTAGCATCCCAATTCTTTTACCTTCAATATCTGCAATTAGTTTTAAGGCGGTAGCTTTAATGTTTAATTGTCCTGCTTGGTCAGCATCCTCTACGGTTCTCCATGCCTCTTTTATCAGCATGGCATAGTGTTGGTCTGCCCCAGAGATGGCTTCCTTTGCCCTGTC